AGTTAATTATGAATTAAATTAATGACAATTAGAATGTCAAAGAAAATAAAAGAGTTTGAGTTCAAGCAAAAGTGGTTCGATTATATGCAATATCAACCACACGAAGGGCAAAGGAAATTACATTTTCCTGACAAACCTGACGCATCTTATTTCGTAAACATCTGTGGTAGAAGATATGGAAAGACTACTGCAGCATTTCGTGAAGCTGAATTTTACGCAGCACAACCTAATAAAAAAATATGGCTTGTTGGATTATCTTACAAAAAATCACGATTAATGTTCCGAGAAATCTGGAAAGATATGGTTGCAGGTAAAGCAAACGATATTGATAGAGCATCAGAAAAAGAACAGTATATTAAGTTCAAATGGGGAACAACAGTAGAAGGTATGTCTTGCGAAAATCCAGACTCACTAGTTGGAGAAGGTGTAGATTTATTAATTATTGATGAAGCAGCAAAAATGCCGAGAAGAATTTGGGATATGTATTTATCTCCTACTCTTGTAGATAGAAAAGGGAAAGCTATATTTATTACTACGCCAGAAGGATTTAATTGGATATATGATTTATTTCTTTTAGGACAAACAGATCCTCAATGGTATTCACAACAATCTCCAAGTTGGGAAAATCAATATGCGTTTCCAGAAGGAAAGAAAGATTCTTTTATCCAGGAACGAAAAAGAAATATGTCTAAAGAACTATTCGACCAAGAGTTTGCAGCAAAGTTTACATCAATGGAAGGAAGAGTATATCCATTTGACAGAGAAAAAGATATGGGCGATGTTCCATACCAAGAAAACTTACCTACTTATTGTTCAATGGACTTTGGATTTAGAATGCCATCAGTATTATGGTTTCAAACATTCAAACAAGATGGTAATTGGCATATCAATATTATTGATGAAATAATTCACGAACGAAATATACCAACTGATAAATTAGCAGAGATGATTAAGAAAAAAAATTATCCAGTAATTACTTACTATGGTGATCCTGCTGGTAGCTTTGTACAAGGACAATCTGGATTAGGAGATATTCACATTTTACGCAGACACGGAATTTATGTAGAATACAGAATGGACAAACTATCTCGTGATATACAATCTGGTGTCAGTTATTGTCGTGGATTTTTTGAAAATGCAGATGGTTTGAGAAGAATAAAGATAGATAAAAAATGTGTAGGTATCGCAGAAGATTTTGAAGGATATAGATTTCCTGAAGCAGTAGAAGGGAAAGCTATCTCTAACAATCCTATCAAAGATGGCTTCTATGAACACGGTTGCGATGCTTTCAGATATTTTATCTTGAATAGATTTCCAATTAGAAGTAATTTCGTTGGAAGAATACCAAGATAAAAGGAACGCTAAATGGTTTTAACTCCACAAGAGATTATAAAAGATTCATTAACTAATTTTAAAGAAGAACAAGCGAAAGCTAGAAGAGAAGAAGTAAGAAAGTTTTTAGATTATTATTCTGGTTCTCTAACAGATCAATACATAGAAGGATATTTTAAGTCTGACGCCTTCCAGGAAATTCCACATTACAATACAAATATCGTAAAGAAGTTTGTAAATCGTATGTCAAAAATTTATACCATTGGTGCTAAGAGAAATGTAAATGACAGGTATGTTGATTTGTCATCAGTTAAGAATGCTCGTATGAAACAAATGGAACGAATGACTCGTTTGCTTGGTACTTGTGCAACTTATGTTATGTATGATGAAATGGAAGAACGATTTGAATATCGTCCTATTTATTATTTTGAGCCATACTTTGGTGACAATCCATACAGACCACAAGCTATTGTATATCCTATGATGCACGGACACGCAGATTTATCTGATACAAATGATTTAATGTATGCTTACTGGGATAGTGAATTACATATTAAATTTGACGACAATGGAAACATCATAGAAGAAATACAACACAATCTTGGTGTGCTGCCTTTTGTATTTACACACAGAGAAGAACAATTAGATTCTTTCTTTGTTGAAGGTGCTTCTGATTTAGTATCAGCGAATGAGCATATCAATATCACAATGACGGAAATGCAACTAGGGTTACGATTCCAAATGTTTGGACAGCCAGTAGTTACTGGATTAATTTCTGATAATGCAAATGTAAGAGCAGGATCAGATGAAATCTTAACATTACCAGAGGGAAGTAATTACGATATTGTATCTCCAGAAGGAAATGTAAGAGATGTTATTGAAAACATTAAATGGCAAATAGAATTAGTCGCATTAAACAATCACCTATTTGTTACTTTCGCACAATCTGGTGGTGAAGTGCCAAGTGGTATTTCTTTAATGATTAAAGACTTAGAACGCCACGAAGATTTTATTGATGACAAAGAATTATATCGTCAATACGAAAAAGATTTCTATAAAGTAGAATATGCTTTATCTCAAAGTAATAATCTTGGATTACCAGAACCTTCACAATTTAAAGTTGATTTCTCTGAAGTTGAATATCCTATGACTACTCAAGATAAGATTATGTTGAATGAATACAAGTTAAAACATAACTTAACTACTCAAGCAGAATTGTTAGCAGAAGAAAATAGAGATTTAACTATTGAAGATGCTATACAAGTAATAGCAGATAATAAATCAATGAATGAAGTAGAGGTAGTCGATGAAGGTAACAGTCAAGAGTAATGTAACTTTCAAAAAATTAAAAAAAGCCAATTTGGAACAAATGGTTTTTGATAATTTAATTCGTCCATTAGGAAAAGAAGCAAAAAAGAAAGTTGATAATTCTTTTAAAAACAATAAAGATATTAATGGAGAACCCTATGAACCTTTATCATATACATACGGAAGAAAGAAAAAAGCTTTAGGAAAGGGTGGTAATCCAATTATGGTTTTTGATGGTGATTTGAAAAAAAGCATTTCAAAGCTATTGACAAATAAATCTGATATGTCTGTTACTATAAAGTCAGAAGATTCACGAATGTTATCTAAAAGAGGATTAAACTATGGTGCATTTCATTTAACTGGCAAAGCAAACTCAAGAAGAAAAAATCCTAAAATTAGAAAATGGTTTTTTACCAAAGATGAATTAGTGAATAATGCAATTCTTTTAGAAGATAAATTGCTTGGAAAAGAATTTTCACGACTAAAAGATAAGTTTGCAAAAAAATTACAGTCGCTTTTAAAAACTAGAATGCGTATTATAGGTAGTAAGAAGATGCCAGCATCTTCAAATTTTGCAAGAAATGTAGATATATAATGGAAGATTTAATAAAAGAAATATTTAAAATGGTTTCACAGATTAAAAGAATAACTGAAGCCAATAACGATCTTCTCGGATTTGTATGTTCTAAAGTAGCACCGTCGAAAAAAATTACATCACAAGATATAGATTTATTAGATATGGCTTATATTTCAATGGAAATGTCAGAAATATTTGAAAAATATAATATTAGTCCTGATGAGTTTGGGATTTCTTAGATTCTAATTCTGCTAACTTTTCTAACCACTTTCTTTTTTCACTCGCAGTAGGACGCCTTGATGGCAATGGTTCTAATCCAACTTTTTTAGCTCGTTGCAATAGTGCGTATCGATTAGCTCTATCTTCTCTACGCTTTTGTCTGTAAGGTTTTTTTCCTTTCTTTATTTGATTTACTGCTTTCTTTTCATTTATCTGACGCTTTTTAGGTTTGTCGTTTTCTGGATTTCTTTCTGGAAGCGTTTCTATTATTTCTGCAACCTCTTCACTTTCAGCGTCTATAATATCCTCTGCGTCTATCTGTTCAGCTTTTAAAAACTTTTCAAATGGACTATCTACAGTTACATTAATGTTTCTAACAAGTTTTCCTGAATGCTCTAATACTAAACGCCCTGCCTGGACATTGCCTTCAACTGCTTCACGAATCATACTATTTAATACCATAGGTAGTTTTGCATTGAATGATACCATATACCTTTTATAATACATATCAACAAATCTATCATCTCCAAACCAGTTATGAATTGTTTGTGGTGACATTTTTAGTTCCTCTGCTAATTCTTTTTTGGTTATTTCAGGATTGTGTATTAATAAATCAATAGCAGCCATTTGATTGGCTTTCTTTAGTTCAATATTACTCATTTACCTTGTCCTCTGTATTTCTTTTTATAATACTTTTTAGATTTTTTATTTCCAAACTTTGTATTGTGGCTCATACCTTGTCGAGTTTTTTTTGCACCATTTGACTTCCTAGTGCGATCCTTGAATAATGATTTCCTCATTTTTTATAGACTTTTTCTGCTCCTGCAATTCCAAATGAACCTAGTGTAACCCAAACAAACGAGTTATAGATGTAGTCGTTTACCATTAATTCTATTCCAATAATACCCATTGCTAAATCCACGATGCCAAATACACACATCAACGCAAAGGATAAAAATCCAATAATATTCTTTTCATTGTACTCGTTTTTATCTTTAAATAATTCCCACATAACTTATCCTTTCAAGTATTTAAACTTTTTTTTGTTAATAGGACTACCTTTCATTTTTTGTTTGATGCTTTTTTTTCGCATACCAAACAAACGCTTAGGTATAAAATTTCTTGCCGTGCTTGTAGTTACATTGCTCATCTATGACTTTTCACTACTGGCACACTCATTGTTAATGATGATCCTTTGTGCTTTTTATATCCACCTTTTGGATTTTTCATTAACTTATATTTACCTTTCTTCTTCATAAAGTGATACCCTCTTGGTGCTTTCACTTTCATTTCTTTTTACCTTTTTTCTTTTTCTTTTTTCCTTTATGATAAGGCATATCTATCTCCTTTTAAAATTTTTCTTTGGACAAGATCTTATGTATTCGATTCTGTTTTGTATCTGTAATCCTGTGTGTAACCCACAATAAGTTATGCCCTTTTCCTTCCCAGCAAACGAACATTTCTTTTTGATTAAAGAACAGTAGTCAAACACGCTAATCGATGTCTAATTCTTTGCGTAAAGCACGATCTGACATAGAACTTTTACTATTAATGACTAATTTTGGTATAGAAGGTAACCTTTTTACCAGAAATTTCTCATTTTCGCATAAACATTCTTCAAGTGGATCATCAGCCATTTTCTGTTCCACTTCAAATATCTTGTCGCATTCTAAGCATTGATAATCATATTTTGGCATAGAAGTAATTTAGGGGTAAAAATCAATAAAAAACCACCAAAATTTAGGATTTATAATCTAATATTTTAAACCTTAAAGCATTACTTTAACTGTTATATCTATCTTTATTATAATTAGTCGTTTACGAGAATAAACTAAAATATTGATTCTTAATATTATAGTATTAAATTATTACTATTTATAGTTAGTCGTTAACTTATACTTCGCAAGGAATACTGGTACACAACCTCTCAAAAGCAAAATGCTCTCTCTGGGGGGTAAAAACCTAACAAAACAAACAAAAAAAACCTTAATCTAATCAAGCAAACAAGCAACAAACAAGCAAACAACAAGATTTAAAAAAGGTTTTAGGCGTTTAAAAATCAAGGGCGTAAGGTTGGTAAGGTAATTGATCAACACCATACAAAAAGAAATGTTTACATAAAATAAATAAAATGTTTGATATTAAAAAAAATCGTTGTAATTTGTTTACATAACAAATAAGAAAGGGTTTTAAAATGAAATATAAAAATAAAATATTCTTTATGTGTAAAGAGATAAATAAAAGAATTGATTTTAATTTATCGCTAATAAGAGAATACAATGATCAATTAATGAAAGAAAATAAAACTAAAAAAGAAATAGATTTAATTCAAAAATCAATTACTTTAATTGAAAGAGAACAATCTTTTTTAATTGATTTACTACAAAAAGCAAAAGAAATAGATAACTAACAAACAAAGGGCTAACAATGAACATTAAAACAAAAGCATACATTACATATTTTGAAAATTTAAACCATATAAAAAAGCAAAAAAGAAAACAATTTATTATAGATCTAATTAATTTTATTGGTTTGCTTGTTGTCCTGTTCTTTACTTATTGGATCATTATACGAATTTAAAAAGATTTATTAACAAATAAACAAGGGGTTTTAAATGAAACTACATCACACAAAGTACAAAAAAAACTATGCTAAATTCATTTTAGATAGTATTCAACCATACGAAGAACACAAACCAATTAAAGACGAAAAGAAATTAGATTATTTAATTAATGTCTTTAAAAAAGAAAGTAATTATGATAATCAAACGCAAAATTTTCAAACGGCTTTCGCTAATTGGTTGTCAGGATTACCTTCTGTTATTAATCTACCTTTTTATAATGAAGATATAATAGAATTAGCCGTAAAAATGGGATCATTACATAAAAACCATACAGAGCAACAAAGCGACAGAGTTATAAGCAATTATTATAATTTTATGGCTTATATGGTTTTAAATATGAAAATAAAACAAGATAAAACTAATATCTTAGACATTTAAAAAGGGGGGTATAATGGTAATTGAAAGACATAAAATAAACGGCTCTTTAATAATTACAGATATTAAAGACGGCTATCTTTTTAAAAAGGTATATTATTTTTATACCAAAGCACAAGCCGTTAAAATGTTCAAACAGGAATTAAAACAGATCTAATAAATTAAAGGCATATATTTAAATATATATGCCTTTTTTTATATAAGGTTTTACAATGACAAAAGGCAAATTAATTAGGGTTTTAGGGGGTTATAAAAACTTTTATAATAAATTAAAAGATATAAAAAGAAATGATCCCTGCTTATGCAATAGTAAGAAAAAATTTAAAAAATGTTGTCTTATTATAATACAGGGTTTATAAAATGATACAAGAACTTTTAGATTTTACAATAATTTATTTTACAATATTAATTGTTTTATTATGGTTATTAACTATAAAAGAACAATTAAAATAACAATACAAGGAAACTATAAAATGAAAAAAGATAATAAGTTCTCATCATATTATATTAATGTACCTATTGGAACATATAACAATGAAACAATATATAATATTGAGAAAATAACAAGCAAAGATCAAGAACAAGAAATAAAAACAATATTTAAAAACAAGCAAAGGAAACTATAAAATGGAAAACAAAATAACAGAATATATATATTTTGATGATAATTATAATGTAGATTATTCAACACGAGAATTTGACAGGTATAATTCAAATCAATATTATATAAAATTAGAGTTTAAAAACAAACAAGATAGAACTATCTTATTAAATTCTATATTTACCAATAATAAAAAACCAATTATAAATAACAATTAACACAAGGAAACTATAAAATGAAACCTAAAAAAGATGAAATTTCATCTATATCAAAAGCAATATATAAACATTATAATCTTAATAAAGATGATATATATATTGACACAGATCGTATAGCAATAATAAGAAATTATATTTCTGATTGTCCAAGTTGGGTTGGTGATGTTGCTTTTGTTATATTTGGTGATGTAGAGTTTAATTTAATACTAAGGAAAACAAATAATATTTGGAAACCTTTTAAAGATATTAATGAAAATACATTAATAAGATTAGATGATTAACGACATAAGGAAACTATAAAATGAAATATAAAAAAAGATCAGATAATATTGATAGTGATTATGAGTATTATATTTGTCAAGAAGATTTATTTCACGTTGCTTTTTTTAATTTTTATACTAATAAAAAAGATAGAGCAAAGGTAAACTATATATGGAAGTCATTATTAAAACAACATAAGGAAACTATAAAATGAACGAAATAATAAAATTGCTAAAAAAAGAAAATGTTATATTTGAATTTTTTGGTAAAGAACAAATAGGCGAAGAACTAACTAACAAACAATGGGATAAATTTGTAAAAACTTATAATGATAAATTTGCAAATGGATCTTATGAAATTGCTAAAATGTGCATAAGAGAATTTAAGGAACAAGAAGATATAGAGTGCATATAGGAGAAAAAATGAAAGAAAAGATAATAATTAATAAATCAATACTGGTTGATATATGGAACGAAACAGAAGAAATAAATTGCAACTTTGAACAATTAACAAATGATGAGTTAATACAATGTAAAAAGACAATAAAAAACAGGGTTGAAAAAGTATTAAATGATTTAAATCCTTATATTGATGAAAAAGATTTAAACATTAATTAAAAACAAAAAAGGGATCAATTAAGATCCCTTTTTCATAACAAACAAGGTTTCTATAATGAACATAGAAAGGAATTAAAATTACTTATATTTATATTATTATACAAAGGGTTTTATATTATATCTCACAGGGTAAATTTAATATTTTGATATTTCAAATATTATGCTTATAATGTCTATACAAACAAGATGAATATTAAAACAAACAGGATCAAGAATTATATTATATTGGGCATAGCTATATCTTCATATATCTCATTAATATATACCCTATCAGTTAAATCACATTATAGCTATGTCCATAATTATATTAGAATAACAAACAAGGAGAACAAATGAACGAAGATAAAAAAATGAAAGAGTGGATTGATAATAAAATCAAAGAACTTAAAAAGGTCGGCGATTATTATTTTGAAAGGGGAACTGCACATCTTACTTTAAGAGATATTGAAAAAGAATGTTCTGATGAAATTGTAGATAGTTATAAGCCAATAAAATTTCAAAGAGTTGATTGTGTTGGTAATAAAGAAGAAATATTTTTTTCTTACGAAATGTGGATTGATAACGAACAAATCATTATTACTCTTGATGAAAGTAATGGACATTATGGAAAAAAGATAGAAGAAGGAGAAAAGGATCGTGATGACAGGTTGAGAAGAAAACTAGAAGAAGATTACGAGGAAATGTTAGAAATTGAACAATATGAAAGGGAAAATGGTATAAAATGAGTAAAGAAAAAATTATTCAGCATTTAGAAAGGAAAACAAGTGAGCAAAACATCTAAAAACATTAAAACAACAATTAAACATCTTAGAAAAAGAAAATTAGAACTAAAAGATGAAATTAAAGAACTTGAAATGAAAATTGATAGGGCTTGGAGTGATAAAAGTTTAGAAAAATTACATAAAAAGAAAGAAGTAAAAAGAAGAAAATTAAAAAATCAACAAGTGAGATTAGATATATTTGAATTAGCAGATGAATATATGAATTAGCAGATTTTTTTACAAACAAGGAGAACAAATGAAAGTAAATGAATACAGAATAAACCCTAATATTGAAACTGGGGGAACAAGTAAATTTAGTGAAGTAAAATTAAAACCAATAGAGTTATTATTAGTATTTGGTAAACCTATGGTTTCTGATGGTTATAAAGTATCAGGAGAATATTTTTTTGAACATACTGGAACTGGAACACCTATTACTTTATATGATTGGAAACATACTACCTTATATGATCACGATGGTATCAAACCAGTAGATTTTTGGAAGTTAGACGAGGAAGTAGAGTTTAATATTGGCTCTACTAATAGTATGGTTTACGGCTTTGAAAGATGGATAAAACTTACTATTGCAAACAAACTAAACGAAATGAACGAGGGCATAGAATAATGATAGAAGAAACATATAAAAGAAAAAGTAAAGACGACTTATATATAATAAGTTGGGAACATCAAAGAGAAAAACATTTTGTCGCTATAACTAATAATTTAGACAAATGGTTAGAACAAAATAATTCTCAAAGAGATGATGATGTAATTGATGAAGATGGAAATATATCAGAACAAAATCAAGAAACTCTTGAAATGTTTCAAATAGAACAATTAGAAACACATATATTTGATGAGGTAGAAGATGAACAAGCAAAAGATAATTAAGCAGTTAGATATGATTGGTAAAAAAGTAGATATAATCACAGAGGGTTATACAAAAGATCAAATAGAAGAAAACATAGACTTCTTTATTGAGCAAGATAAAATTAAACAACAAGAAGAAGAAGAAGAAGATGATGATAAAGAGTTATTATCTACTTGTTGTGGTGCTAGTGCATTAGGGAACATACACGAATTTGACGGAGAGCATTTTGGTTTATGTGGCGATCCTAAATGTAAAGAACATACAGATTTCAAACCATTGGAGGATTAATAATGAAAGAATATACAGACAAACAAATAAACTCAATGATAAGACATTTAAAAGTAAAAGATATTGCAGAAATACAATATGTTGATAATTGCGATAGTGGGGATTTAACCTACTATGATTATAAATCAAATTCGCACTTGACATTATCTCAATTAGTTGCAAGTGCGATTGAAACAGGTTGGAAAGACAAAGGAGAGAAATAATGGATAGTCAGTTAAAAATAGATAGGGGTTATATTGAAGAAGAAATTCAAAGACAATATGATTACGATAAAAAAGAACTTGATAAATATATGAAACTATTAGAAAAAACAAGCGACGACGAATTATCTTTAAAAATGTGGAGAGTTGACCAGTCATTTATGGATACATTATCAGAGTTAGGATCAGATATGGTAAGCGAATTGCTTGATAAGTTAGGAGAAAAAGATGAGTAAAGATAATGATTGGTATATGGTACAGATCTGGTTAGATACCAATGAACGCAGTCAAGCTTGGTTATCACGCAGACTAGAAGTTCACGAGGTATCTATAAATCGTTGGAAACGAGCAGGTAAGATACCAACAAATTCAAAATTGGCTATCTGTTATATAACAGGGCAAACTTATGAACAATTATTTAATTAAGGAAAGGAACGAAAATGAGTGATACAAAAATATTGAATTGGTTAATTGAACAACTACAAACTTACGAAGTTATGTCGGAAGAAGATATAGCAGAGTTATTATTAAGAGTAGAGGAGAAAAGAAAATGAAAACGGATTTTGCATTAAAAACTATACTAATTAAGGATAAAGAGTATGTTCCTGTTGATGAGAGGTTATTAGCTTTTCATAAATACTATGATGGACATATTGAAACAGAAGTATTAGAAAGAGATACTTGTGTAGATCAGTTAAGTGGTAAACAATCAGAACGATATGTAGTTGTTGCAAGAGTGTATCCATATAGCTTTGATATGGAAGCAGATGAACACACTAGAAGTAGATTTTATAGTGGTAGTGCGTCTGAAATTTCAACGCAAGGATTTATTAATAAAACAAGTGCATTAGAAAACTGCGAAACTTCTGCTATTGGTAGAGCATTGGGCATTATGGGAATTGGATTAGATAATGGAGTTGCGTCTGCGACAGAAGTATTACGAGCTACAAAAGCACAAGAACAAGCTATGGGAAGACCAACAGACTTTAAACGAGTTGTTGAAAAAGCTGAATTGGCTTTGAAAAAAGGATTAATTACTAAGCAACAAAATATTGAATTTCTGAAAAAAAGAAGTGAGGGTATGCTTTTAATTGATTTACTTGAAATGGAAAAAAGGTTAGATAGTATGTTAAAAGAAAGTGAGGGCAAATAATGGAATTAATGTTTTGGCTTTTTGTATTTGTATTATGTTCACTTATAGCATATACGACATTTAATTGAACAATTCATTCATAAAGCTCTATCGCAAAATCCAAGATAATTGGATATGGGATAATCCACTTTACTTAAAATGTTGGATAGATATGTTGATGAGGGCAAGTATTAAGTCCTCATCAATGTTGATCAACAATCAAATAGTAGAGATTAACAGAGGAGAAATCGTATTCTCACAGAGAAACTTTGCTAAAAGAAATAATATGACAAGGCAACAATTAAGAACTTTTTTAAATAAATTGGCAAAAGCTAAAATGATTGAGGTAAAATCCAACCCAGACATAACCCACATTATTATCGTGGAATACTATACCTACAATTCTTTTAAATCAACCCAGAGCCAACCCAGACTTAACCCTATTATAAGAAAGAAAGAAAGTAAGAATAAAGAAAGTAATAAAGATTTTGATTTATTTTGGGAGCATTATCCAAAGAAAGTTGGTAAGAAGAAAGTACAGGATAAATTTAACTCAAATGATTATCCTATTGATTTAATATTAAAGAATTTAGAATTGCAAAAGAAATCGGATCAATGGCAAAACCAACAATATATACCTAATCCTGAAACTTATCTAAATCAAGAAAGGTGGACAGATGAGGTAGTATTATCAGTTGCAGATGACGAGCCGATTTATATTTACCAATGTCGTAAATGCAAACAAACAAAGACAACTTCGGAATATAGAGATTTATATGTTTCGTGTTGTGATGAACAAATACAACCTACAAAGGAATACAAATGATTAAGATAGATGAACTATTAAATGTAATTCATTGTGAACTACAAGAGATACAAAACGAGTTTAAAATCTCTGATGACAATGAACACTTAAATTTATCTTTTAAGATAATTGAAGATTTAAGAGATAAATACAACCAAGAAAGGAATACAAATGAGTGAGCATTTAATTTATCCAATAGTAGATGTATTGAAAATACATTGGGTTGAACAAGATATTGGAGAATACTATGGACATAATAATCAAGGATATATTTTTGGAATTGAGTTTCAAGATGATCAAGATAATTATGAGTGCGTATGGTACAAAAGTGAAAAAGAGAGAGATAAGCAATTTGAGAAAGAAATAAAGAGTATAAAAAAGCAAGAAAGGAATACAAATGAGTAATTTATTATTAAAAACGCAACAAGAGTTGCACGAGAATACTACTAAATGGAATAAAGTTGTAGAAAAAATAAAACAAATAAACTTTAAGAAATATGAAACCAATCAGACGATTGGATTTATAATTGACGACATTGTCAAAGGAGAGTTTATTAGCGAAGAAAAAAAAGAAGATGAAAGTAGTTGGGCAAAAGAGATAGATAGATCTGATATGAGAGAGTGGGATAAACCTAATGAAAGCGAAGTATTATGAAAGATGTTATAAATACTCAATGGAGTATTGAAGTTGAGGGAAAACTCAATCGTAATAATATTATATTCCATACTAATAAATATCAAAAACTTTATCAAAAAATGGAAAAATATAATAACTTTATAAAAAAACGAAAGAGGCAAGATGAAACCAAGTAGTGCAAAAGCAAAAGGCAGAAACTTTCAGAATAAAGTTAGAGAAATGATAATGGATAAGTTGGGTATAAATGAACACGATATAAAAACGGCAGTAATGGGCGAGAGTGGTATGGATATTATATTGTCTAAGGCAGGTAGAGAAACTTTTCCTTATGCAGTAGAGTGTAAAAAAGTAGAAAAGATTAATATTTGGAAGTGCTTTGATCAAGCAAGTGAAAATTCAGACGACTTAACACCACTATTGGTTTTCTCAAAAAACCACTCAAAAGTAATGGTTTGCTTTGAATTTAAGGATTTATTAGATTTAATAAACAACAGCAATGGATTTAAGAGATTGACTAAATGAAACTTTCAGAGGACGGAATATATTTTTTATCTTGTGGTACTTGTGGTAGCAAGGATCTTATCAAAAAGGGTACGCAAAAAAGTGCTGGTGGTAATTACAGACAAAGGTATTTATGTAATAGTTGTGGAACTAAAACAATATATCCAATAAAAAACGATTTAGAGGTTGTTAGAGAAAATGTAAAACTTGCCAAACAAAAACAATCTGCACAAGATGTAAATAGAATAGAACGAAAAGCATTTAGGGAACACGCAAGATATGAAAACGCAGTACATAATTTATTATTTGATATTCAAGCATTATTGCAAAACAAAAATTTTTCAGAATTTAAATTTAAAAAAGTCAAACAGGGTAATAGTGTGGGAGTGTTGCAAATATCTGATACACATTTTAACGAGCTTGTTTCCTTACCTCATAACAATTATGATTTCAAAGTTGCCAGTAGGCGATTAAAACACTATGTAAACAGAGCAAAAGAAATATTTAAAGTCTATGATATAGACAATGTATTAATCGCTATAACTGGCGATTTAATAAATTCTGACAGACGATTAGATGAAATGTTGAATATGTCCACCAATAGATCAAAAGCAGTATTTCTTGCAGTAGATTTATTACAACAAGTTATATTTGATGTTGGACAAGATTATTCTGTTTCAGTTGCTTGTGTGACTGGAAATGAGAGTAGATTAAAACAAGACTGGGGTTGGAGTGATTTTATGGCATCAGACAATTACGACTTTGTTATCTTTGAAATACTAAGACACTACTTTAAAACAACTGATGTGCAGTTTGTAGTTGATGATCCTACAGAAGTAGTAGTCAATGTTGCAGGACAAAACTTATTATTATTACACGGAAACGGAAGTTTTACTACGCAATACGAAAAGAGTGTCAATCAAATCAAAGGTAGATATTCAGGTAGAGGTGTGCAAATAGATTATATTATATCTGGGCACATACACTCTGCGAGAGTAGGAGATATTGCAAGTAGAAGTAGTTCGCTTGTTGGAGCAAACGAATATAGCGAAAAAGGATTAAATCTATCAGGACGAGCAAGTCAGAATATTTATATTTTCCACGAGAATAAAAATATAGACGCTATGAAGATAGATTTACAAAATGTAGGAGAGGAGTGTTATAATATTGATGAGGAATTAGAAAGCTATAATGCTAAATCTTCTACAAAATTAAAACCAAAGAAAACCATATTTGAGGTAACGATATGATGTTAAAGTTAAATCCAGAGGAAAAACAAGTTCTAAAACATATCTTTGAAAGTCATTATGTTAGAAAGTTGCCACCTGCTATCAAAAATGTCGCACTAGACATTAAGAGAGCAATGGAAAATCCTACCAAAGTAACTGAACAAGAATATATTGGACTTAATCCAACTTGGAAACATTGCGAAAATTGTGACGATTAATTAATATGATTATAGCAAGATTACATCAATGCGTTTACAACGCAATAGTATCGCTTTGTCTTAAATATAAAAACAAGGAAGGTAAAATGTACTACAATACAACAAATGAAAACGGAAGTCTGCTAAAAGTAAATACAAAACAAGCAGAAAATCAAACAACATTAACACTATCAGTTTTTCAAACATATCCTACTTATACTTTTTCTGCTGATGAAGTATGGAACTTTTTGATTGATAATGAAGCAATTAATGAACAAACACCATTAACATCTATTCGCAGAGCAATTACTGATTTAACAAATGCAGGTAAAATTGTGAAAACAAATAGAAAAGTATTAGGATCAGCAGGAAGAAAAACATACACTTGGAGATTAAAATAATGGCTTACGAACACAAAGAAAATAAAGGATCTATTTTTAAGAATGAAAAGAAAGAAAAAGAAACACACCCAGATTATACTGGACAAGTTAATGTAGCAGGTAAATTATATAACATATCTGCTTGGATTAATGAAAGTAAAAGTGGAAAGAAATACTTTGGATTATCTGTATCTATCCCTAAACCAAAAGAAGATAATAAACCATTAAATCAAGACGACTTGCCATTTTAACAAATTAGGGCAACATTTTAAAACAACAATAAATTATGGCATTTGAAGGAGTGTCGCAGGTAATCAATCCTGTTCACCTTTTTGTTAATGCTCTAAAATAGATTATTGTTTGTAAATACGGTTGGCTACTGGTTGCCCTATAAAATATTATGAAAGAAGCAAGAAACAAAAAAGGTCAGTTCGTTAAAGGCGTGTCAGGTAATTTAAAAGGCAGACCTAAACTTTTAAAATCGTATAAAAATACTAAACAAAGTTTATCATACAAACAATGGAGAAATAAAATGGACATATTATCTAAACAGATATTAAAGAAAGAAAATCCAGATCTTTATAAACTATATAAAAATAACATATATGCTCCACATAAAAAATCAACTGATAGTTGTTTATCAATAGATCATATATTACCTGCAAGGTTTTGTTATGATATGGGTATGCCACCAATAGCTTGTGCTAATATTTACAACCTAAGAGTTGTATCTATGAAGAAAAATTATGAATACAAAGCAAAATGGACAAAAATAATGAACAATGGACTAAAAAATTTTATAAATTCAAAATAACGCACTATTTACGGTGTTCATACCACTTTGATCTATCACGCTTACGATATGCTATTAAGAGTGTTTTTATGGCTTTGTAGGGGTATTTTAAGAAGAAAAATTTCTTATAATTGTTGTTCCAAGTTGATCGCAACTCTGAAAACATTGTAAGCCGTTTCTGATACTTCTAATTTGTTATTTGTAAGGCGAACTGTGTAAAAAGTATCGCCATCTTCACTATATTGAAAAGTATTTTTCATACCTTTTGTATAATTATGCAAAGCTACTAATCTATTTTTGTTTGCCTCGCTTATATTTTCATACACCAACTTTCTTTGTATTCTTGATGACTCGTGATTTGCAAAAGTAAAAGTTTTACCACCGATTGATTTCTTAGCAACTATGCCATCATAAGTTTGAGATACATCAGTTCCTATGTTTGGATTTTGTGTTGGAGTATAAGTTGGACTATCATCTTCAAAAACATTAGCATTATCACTATGCGTTGCAGCAGTTGTTCCATTGACACCTCTAACAACTGTTAATGTATTAGATGAAATATTAGTAACAGTCATTTCTTCATTATCAACTTTTATATTCTGATTAACCTCAAAGTCTGTTCCATCATCAACGCTAATAGATGTTGCAGATGTAGATGATATAGCAGCAGCAAGATCAGAAGTGCTATCTGTATCTGGTGTTGTATCTACTCTAAATCTAACTCGTGCTAATGCCATAATTTAATTTACCTCTTTTTATATTTCTCTCAAAACAACTTTTAAACTTCCTGGACTTCTTGTTAGCGATGTTACTATAAATTGCTTTCCATTGAAACTTTCTCCAAAAGGAGCTATAACTTGATTTGTATGATCGAAAGCACACACATCTCCAACTTCCATTAAATAAAAATAAGAACTACCACCAGAGCTACCAGGATTTATTATTTCTGTATTAACAATTAATTTTGGATTTCCTTGAATAGCATTATAATAATTAGCAAAGCCATTACTTCTGTGTGGAACTGTAACGCTACTTATTGTTGTAGTTGCTCCCATATTCGCATCGCCTATTTTATTTCTCAAAATAGTCAATTCAGTTGTTTCTACATTTTCTTTTGTAGCTATATTGTAATCACCTCGTGGATCGTTTGTAGTATCTTCGCAAGTTTGCGTCAAAAATGTTTTATCATTAATAGGATTAACTTCATATTTTATTTCTCTTTTAGTTATTAAAGATTCTATTGGAGTAATTGATATTTTCATACCCCTTATATCATCTTTGCTTATAGTGTGCAAAGTGTTCATAGTATCATCAATATAAACATATTGAGAAGATTGATCTGCTGGACGAAAACGATGTATAAACGCACCTTCAAATTGAACTTGTTCTAACAGTTTTTTTAATTCTATTTGTTTGTTTGTATAATATTTGCAAAACCAATTTGTTCTGTCTGTTTCTAAGTCTGATAAATTTTTTCCGTTATTTACAACAGGCGTACCAGTTACTCCTGCAAATCTATACAATAAATCTCTGTGCATATCAAATATATTAGTTACTGTTCCAGAGCTAAAAGATTTATCTAATCCATCTGCTCCTGTATATAATTTTTTTACACTTGTAACTGCACTATTTTTTGATAATTTATCAGCAGTAGCATCTGATGCTGTTGGTTGAGTAATCTTAGTAGTTACTTCTAAAAACATATCTTTCACAGTTACAGTTGCAGTATTCGCTGTGCCATTTCCTGCATCTGCTGGTTGATTATTGAAAGACACAAACAATCTTATTTGATCTGGCATTGTTTTTAAAGAAGTAGAAAAAGTACTTGTATTTAACAAATCGTGTATCGTAGTAGTAGAACTAGCATTAGCAGTTCTTGTAATATCTACAAAACTAGGGTTGTCTAAATCTGGATTATTCCAATACGCTAACACTCTTAGGGTAACTGTTAAACTTCCATTAGTGTCAGAAAAACTTGCTGTTTGATGTGTAAAGTGAAAATTTAATTCTGTTATTTCGTGATCTTCTTTTGGAAAATCAGTCATTATATAAGTACCACCAGGAGAAATAGTAGCATCTGAACTAAAAGCAAAAGTAGCAACTGTTCCTGCACCAGTAGAATCGTAAGCATTTCCTTCGTTTGATATTGTAAGTCCAGTAACACTACTTGGATTAGTCACAGTTTGTGGACGAATTTTATAACTTCTTTCTAAATCTAAATCTGTTGTGATAATATTTTTATCGGTATCTGTAGCTCCCTCGTAAGTAGTTGTTGAGCTATTATTTGCTTCGTCCATTGGTACAAAAATAGGAAAATTATTTTCATCGAATTGATCTTTTACTGGATAATGCAATCTACCATCAGATACGGATTTATGTAATAAACAGTTGTAAACATCATTATTTAAACTATCTACTTGCACAGGGAATACTCTTGCAGCATCTACAAAGTCAGGACTAGAAACTGTTGATGTTTCTGGTGTTCCTGTACCATAAAATACAGGAAAAAAATTACCTATTTTAGACTGATGTTGTAGTATGCTAATATTTTCTATAGGATTGTAAACAGCTATTGTCATAGAAAGAGTATCAACTCCATTTATATTTACATCTTTTAATCTTCCTTTAAATATTTGTTCTGTATATCCACCAACTCTGGAATGCACTATAACATCGTGGTTTATATATCTTCTTGTGCCACCATATATTTCTGCTGCTAATGTAGCGTTGCTGTGATTTGCCAAAGCACCATTAACACAAGTCAAACTAATATTTCCTACTGAAGCAGTAGATTTTGACAAATCAATAGATTCTCTTATAGATGGAATATTAGTTATAAATGAATGATATATAGTTGAACTACTTCCAACTTCTGCAGTACCTAGTCTTATATATTCTGTTGCAGCAGATCCTGAACTATAAGTATTATTTCGTAATTCAAAAATCCATTCTTCTTTGATACTTGCACCTAAAGCACCATTGTAATCACTATTACCTGATAAAGCCATTACGCAAGATTTCGTTTGATTGTGTTTTCAATCTCTGGTAATAAGTTATCTCTTACAAATTCTTGTGTGCCAATAACATTACCCATAATGTTCACATTGATAGAGCCACTACCACCTGCGTCACCAAAATCTGGACTTGATAATGGAGTAATATCTACTCGTTCTCTACCACCAGGATTATCTCCAACCATAATCATTTGTTTACCACCAGTTATAAATGAACCACCACGAGCAAATGCTGGTGCTTGTTGTTTGGATATAGTTGCTATTTGTGCAGCAGATAATGCTCCCATTGCTATAGATATAGCTTTGGCTCTCGCTGGTGCAGAAGGATCGATTAAACTTGCAGCTAAAGCAGTTTGCATAAGTTGATTTATAGCAGCAGCAGTATCAATAACAACTTTAGATATTTGTGATGCTTTTTGTAATTTAAATATTCTTTTTTGTTCGTCTGCAAATTTAGCACGAACATCATCTTCCATAGTTTGTCTTTGTTCCATAGAAGCATTTCTAAACTTATCTGTTTTTCTTAATGCTTTTAATTCATTATCTACTCTCTGATCTAAATTAGCTTTTTGCAAAGATATTATTTGATTGAAAGAGTTCATAAATCCACCAACTAATTGATCTTGAAATAATTGCTCGAACTCTAATAATGATTCAAAAGCTCTGTTTAGCTTTTCCTTATCAAAACCTGCTATTTGTTCAGCTAAGTCATCTGAAAATATATTAAGTACATCATCAAAATTAGTTGATAATCTTGGTTTTAGTTCTACATCTAAATCAGGCGTAAAACCAGTCATAGGATCTTTGAAAGGACTTATATCTTCTAAAACACTTCTATTAAAGTTATCTTGTGCTTCTGCAAGTTTGTCAAATAAGGCTATTTCTTCATTAGCTCTTTTAATTCTAGCTCTTGCATCAATAGCATCTTTTCTTGCTCTTTCTGTACTTTGTTTATTGAATGTGGTTTCGTTTTCTTTATCAATTCTTTGTTTTTCTAACAATGCGTTTAATAAATCTTCTTGTGCTTTTTTTAAATCATTTGCAGCCATAACAGCTGTTCTATCTTTTCCAATAGCTTCTTGTGCATCTAACATATCTACAAGAGCATCTCCTGTTTTATCTGCTTGAGGTGCTGCTAATCCTAATTCTTTTCTTAATTCAGCAATTTTATCAATATCAGATTTATTAATTTCTTGAAGTGCTTCTGCCATTTGACTAAATAAACTTGTAAGTGCTTCAACACCACCTCTAAACATACTTCCAGTAGCAACATCTCCAACTGCTGCAGAAAGTCTTGAGAACGAGTCAGCTAAGTTAGAGAATAAACCAGACATTGTTTTGGATAGTTTGTCAGTAGCACCTGCTACACCAACAGAAGGATCTGTAATAGTTTTTTCTAATGCTCTTCTAAATTCAGGTAATGTAATCTTAGATAAATCCTCTATACCTTGACTATCTCTTACTAATTGTAAAATACCTCTTTCTCTAAGAATATCTGCTGCACCTGCACCACCTGCAAAAGCTCTACCTAAAGCAGAAGCTGCTTCTGCTGCTGTTGTACCCATAAACGCTGCTAAGTCTGCAACTGGTTTTATTAAATTTTCTGCGTCTGCACCAAATGCTTTTAATGCTGCACCTGCTTCTACTACATCTTCTAATTCAAATGGAGTAGTTGCTGCAATTTTATTAAATGTGTTAAATGCTTCTGTTCCTCGTTCTACAGAACCAAACATAGCATTTAATCGTACTTTTACTTTTTCAAATTGTGCAGATTTTTGTATAAACTTACCAACAGTACCAGTCACCAAAGTAAAAGCAAAAGACATAAGCAATAGCTTACTACGAATAGTAGCGAATGTATTAGAAAGTAATCTTCCCTCGTTAGTAATTTGGAAAAAACCTTTTCTGGTTTTTTTAGTTTCTTTATTTAATTTTTTATTTGCTTTTTCTAATTTTTCTGAAGCAATAGCTGCAGTTTTAAATGCTCTTGCTAACTCTTTATCACCAGTTGCCTGGAACTTAATTTGTACTTTTAGGTTTGTATCTGCCATTAATTACTCTTTTTATATTGTTGTGATTGAATATAATTTAACATTTTTTCTATAACATTGCACTTATCAATCCATTTTTTTGGGTGATTTCCGTATGATCCTTCAAAAGGAGCAACATTCATCTTTTTTGAATAAGTAAATCTTTGTATATCTCTTTGATATTCTTTGCTAATAAAGTTATTAGTACAAGCAAAAAAGGGTAGGTGTGATTTGATAGCTTCGTGTATTTCAAACTTTCTTTCAGAGGTAGCATTGTGTTCTTCAACTTCTTCTTTTAATAGCTTGATTACATACCATACATCGTCCATAGATGTAAAGGTGTGAACGCTGTTATTCTTTTTAAGAGGTAACTTAGCTTTATATGGAAAGGTAGAATATCTACAACCCTCACACCAATCATCTATTAATATGTTTAATTCAAGTGAGAGGGTTTCTATTCCCCCAAGCTATTGTATTCCTGAATAGCTAGTTGTAATTCTACTCTATCGTTAATTGATAAAGATTTAATAAACTTATCATCTGCTCCATCTACACCATTTCTAATCCATAATGTACTTAATGCAAATTGATTTTTAATTACTGACTGTCCATCTACTTCTTCAAAGCGTACAGAATCCATACATTTATCAAAAGCATCTACTGACATTTCTATAAGCGTAGCTTTAACACCACTCTTAAGCGTTATCTTTTTAGACATTGACTTTCCTCGTTTTTATTATTGTATTGTGATAGAAACAATGTTTCCTGAAGTACCAGCTACTGCTTTACTACTTACGGATAGGAACATTGCATCTTCCTCTGAAAAACTTACATCGGTAATAATACAAGTCGGTAACGATATATCTACATTTCTTGTCACACTATCTGCTGCTGTTAATGTGTTTGCAACAGTAGATGTTGATTGTTCTGCAAATGTTTGTATAAGATTATCTGTATCACCATCATACTTTACAACTGCGTCAAAGGTTACTGCCACTTCTGGAATACCTCTGTGCATTTGTTGAAAATTACCATTTACATCATAACCACTCATAACAACATCGTTTTCAATGGTTAAACTAAATGATTTCATTACTGGATCGGAAATACCTGCAATAGTTGTCACTGCATTTGTTGAGCCAGAATCACCATAGTCTGTCATAAAGTAATTTGTATTAAAACTTGCTCTGTCGTGTGTTGGAACGATAGAAGTATCATTTAATGCTGGAATACAACCAGATTTAAATGTACCTGAAATCTTTAATCTTCCTGCTTCTTCTCCTACATCTCCACTAATAGTTAATGAAGTTAAGAAACAACCCTTAAAATACATTTGTTGAGCTGCTTCTGGTGTTACTACCACTAAAGCAAATGTTTTTGTATTGTCACTTACAGAATCTCCATAAGATAAATCAATACCTGCATAGCTACCTGCTATTTCATAAGCACTTGAAGCATCAGTTGTAATATTTGAAAGAAGCATTGGTAAAATAGTAGCATCTGCAATACCTGAAAAACTAATTTCTTTTACTGTAAGTTTGTTTGATAAGAACATATCTACAGCTTTAAGAGTTCTACCTACTCCGTGTCTTACATCTAAAACCTGTTGTGGGTTTAAAGATGGAAACTCAATAGAATCTATATTAATAAATTTATAATCTGCGTCTGTTGCTTCTCCAGAACCAATGCCATCTGCTTCAGCAGCGATTGCTAACTGAAACTGTTTAGGACTAAATCCTTCTGCTAAATCTGCCATTTCACTTTACCTCTTTTTTAACTTTTTGATCTTTGATTTCTACTAAAAATTCTTTGGCTTCTTTAGGCATAGAATCAAGCTCTACCACTTTACCATTTTTTAATCTTGCCCAATCTGCCCAGTCTAACCCTAAGTAACTTTTACCTTTAGGTAAGACGCCTTCTTTCTTTTTGTACTTTTTAGCCATAATTAACTCCTTACAATATAAAAAGAACCATTAGATAATACAAAGAATTTATCATCGGAAGTTACAAACCTCGCAAATGACTGATAAACTTCTTCATACAATACTGGTACACTTATTCTTGATACATATACATTCTCTAAATCTGTGTCTATATTATGCTCAATAGTAGGCATACTTTCAAAGAAATATGGCGTAGATCCTCCGTGTGAGTTGTTAAACAACACAGTTTCTATTCTACTAACATCTTTATACATTTCATCTAATGCTTTTTCATTATCATTATATGTTTTAATAACATAATCCATTTGCATTTCATATACATTCAAATAAGAACGAGTTTTTTTCTCTACCAATGTTTGTGATTCAGGATATATTCTCAATGACTTTGTTCCTACATCTCTATAGTTATTGTCAAAATAAACAGGCAATGCACCTTTAAACTCTGTGCGTATTTTATCTCGCAATGGTGTCATTACTTTGTCGTATGTAACATTGTTAAAACTAATAGCCATTATCTAATATTCCTTACAGTCAAATCAAAAGTTGCTTTTCTATATCCATTAATATCTTCATCGTCATTATAATTTATACTATTTATACTAACATTAAATAATGGATTTAATTCTACCAAAGAATAAAATAGTTCTTCTACTCTTGATATTTGTTTAAAAAAATGCTTCACAGTAATATCGTTTCTTTTTCTATCTGATATATATACTTCTAATGAAAGATTATAATTACTCCCCAGTTTAGCATACATAGTATTTTGAGGTTCTGAATTTTCCCCTCTAAGAATAGCAAATTGATTACCTGCTATATTTGTTTTCTTGCTTCTATAAATAGGGAAAGCATTTGAGAACTCACTTCTAATTGCAGTTTGTATCGTTTCTTCGACATTAACTTTCCAAGCATTAGTAGATGCGAGAGCCATTCTTACCTCGATAGAATTGTTTAGAATCTTTACGAGTCATTTTAACTGAACGCATAGAGGCATTTTCTGTTTCTTCGTAAATACCTGTTACTTCTACTTCCCACTCATCATTTTGTGTTGCAGTAGAACTATCTGATGATCCTTGAAATCTTATCTGCAATCCTGCTGCTAATTCTTGATAATCTCCATTGATAACTTCATCTGTCACCACTTGATTATTTTTTAAAGTATCATCATCTTTTGCATACACAGAATACTTAGCAGTACCAATAGCACCACCAGTAGTTACAATAACTTTTAATCTGTCGTAGCTACCAAAGTAATTTCCTCTAGTGTCAACAATATTAAGACTTCCAGACACAGACATTTTTCTTACAATCCCTTTTGAAGCATCTCCTGTGTTCTGATAACTTAGCTTTGCTTTCCCTGCATTTAAGTCTGCAATGTGCATTTGTGCTTCTTCAAATAATGCTTCTGCTATTTCACTCGTAGGATCTTTCCCTTTCACTAAAAAGAATGCTGCGACTAATGAAGTTAGTCGTCTGATAAGATAGTCGTATGTACCATCTTTTAATAAAAATTGTTCTCTTGGTAAGTTAGAATCTAATTTAGAATCTACATAATCACTTGCGTCTTGCATCACTCTTGTTTTTAATGTAACAAAATCTTCTCCTGCTTCCATCAATAAATCTTCTGGACTACTAGCACTATTATAATAATATACTGCGTCTGCTGCTGAATCGTAAAACCATTCATCGTTTGCATCTACATCAGACAAAGCTGATTGTGCAGAACCTAAATCTTTTCCGTCTGCAAAAAGAATAGTTACCAATCCAGAATCGTGTGACACATATCTATTTGTAGATTCTGCCACCCAACCATACACAGGTTTTTTTGTGTCAAACTCGTCTAAGTTTGGAAAGGTATCTTTTAAATCTCTAGCTGTAATGTATGTAGGCATCTATTCTCCTTTAGCTCTTTTGTACCACCCATACCAAAATTTTTCTTGTGTGGGGTTATCAGAAATTAGCAAAGAATAGAATAAAATTCTATATGAAATAAATCTATCTGCTTCTAATTTTTTACAAGCAGATATAGTTGCTGCACCAATTTTACCATCTTCTTTAATATCAAATGTATTTTTATTATTACACGCTTGTTGTAATATTTTTACTGCACGATATTGTCCAGTATTTACAACGCAATCAAAGTAAGCGTATCGTAAATCTTCAGGAAGTTTAGACGCTTTGGAAGGAATCCAATAGTCTTGATAATAAATTTCTTTTGCTTGTTCTCTAGTTAAGTTCTTGATGTCAAGGTGAGGATAGAATCGTTTGGTTATACCATACTTTGTTTCCCCACCTAAATCATCTTTATCATTGACATAACCTCCCTCGTGTTCAAGGACTTTCTCAATGATTTCGTTGAACTCCATTATGCTGATCGCTTCACTTTTTCGAATGAACGCATTCCCCCAAGACCGAGCATACCCAGAAGTATTGTCGTGAGAGTTGTCATATCGAATACTGGTAAATCCACTTGATAGCCAAATGAATGTAACAGAAAAAGTAAGAAGGGTTGTAGTACGAAGTGATAACATAGTGCTACTCCACAAGTCCAACCAACAAAAGGACGCCAACCTGCAACAAATAAACTACTGCTATTGGCTTCAACTTTATTAACCTCAATTTGAGCTTTGTTAATTTCTTGTATAAGTTGTGCTTTTTCTGCTTTGTCAAGAGTAAAGTCATCGATTTTGTCTGCTACTTTATCTATGATACCTGCGACTACATTTAACTTAGGCATCTTCCTTCTCTTCTTTCAAAGAAGAATTAAGTTCTGCAGAAAAGTGATTTTTTGCAGCTTGAAGTTGTTGTGCTTGAAAACTCATTCTGCCGAGCTGTATATCTAAATCTCTGATTTGATTTACCATTACTTTTTGCTCGTCTTTTAGATCGTCAAATTTTACTTCTTTGCCATCTTCTAGCACTACTTTAAATTCATCTTGTTTTGTTTCTTTAGACATTTGTCCTCCAGTATGGTTAATAATACTGAATATAACAAATTATGAATATCTACGCATTCTTTTTCTTGTTTTGCGAGAATACTTAGCTCGTTGCTTACCTGCTTTAGTTGCTTTTCTTTTCTTGCGAGTTTCGTATGCGTATTCTGATTTAGTCATTGCTTTTAGCAATCTTTGAGGTAGGTATCTTTCACCAGTTTTTCGAGAAGGTTTACCTGACTTTGTACCCCATTTTTGCTTTGTCCACCTACGCAGACTTTTCTGTGATTTCTTGAGAGCCATTATTTATAACCACCACCTGCTCGTTTGTAGGCGAGTGCTAACATTTGAGCTTTTCTTGCACTCCATTGTCCAGGATTACCACCTTTATTACCTCTTAGGATCTTATTGAATAAACGCTTTCTAAGCGTAGGTTTAGTATAATTTCCTGCTTGATTGACTCTCGATTTTCTTTTCTTTTTTCTCATTGTTTTACTTCTTTTCTTACATCTGCAATGATAGTATCTTCATTGAATTTCATACTAATTCCAGGAACAAATCGTTTTACCTCTTTACCATTTTCTAAAACAATAATAGTAGGAACGATTTTGATATTCCACTCTTTAGCTATGGTAGCACCAATAACTTTGTCCTCTATGTCTATTTCTGCAACATAGCAAATGTTTGCTAGTTTTTCTATCTTTACTCTGTTTTGATGATTCCAACTTGCATTTACTTGTACTACAGAACAATTCTGTACATTAAGCAACTGCACATCTTGGAAGCTGTCTAGTCTAACGGACTGCGAGTATAAGGGCGATTGCCATAAAAATAATCCAAGCAACCATACCATACCATAGTAATAATTCATCTTTGT